TATTTGATAAGGTGCTCTACCTCTTGAACTATTACCGTGGGCAGGTAATAATAAACTTGTAACTGTAGCCATTGATTACTCTCCCTATGCTAAATGATATATACAAGTAGTGATTGCTTCAGGGCGAAGTATCTTTCTACCATATAAATGCATACCACGAACAATATCAGCAAAAGAATCAGGGTCTCTATAAGTCTCTGTCTTGTTGATTTGCTCGGCAGTAGCGACTGATGAAGAATGACCAGCAACAATCACACCATAGTTGGATGAACTGTTTGTACCTGTATTAGAAGGTCCAGTTCCAACTGCAGGAAGATTGTTAGACTGATAAACCTTGAAACCATGTAGGTTGTTTAGGATTAAACCATTCTGTAGTCCTGAACCACCAAAGTCTGAATCAAATAGTCTTGAATCTTCATCCTTTAGAACTTCAATAAATACAGGGTCTAATACTAACCATCTACCATTAGTATCAACATTCTGTTGGTCTAGTAGCCTTGACATTCTAGCAATAACGGTTAATGGATGTCTATCACCGTTTGCAGGAGCAGCAGTAGTAGCTCCACCTGTTCTTGGTAAGATAGCCACAGCATCACCAGAAGAACCTCCGAAATCTTCAGCATCAATTTTCATTGAAGATAAGAGTTCGTCAGAACCTGCAGTTGAAACTGCTTTAGCACCATTTACAGTTGTATTAGCTGTATCGGGTGCTCCATGTATAGAGGATTGCTTAAAACCTGACATATAACCAAGAACGTCTTGGTCAAATTGGTCGGCTAGTCTGTAGGCAGCTCTATCTGATGCTAACTGTTGAAAGTTAATATGAGAATGAGCTTCTTCGATATCATCCACTTTAAATGCAAAGTAATTAGCTTTGTCAATAGTAAGTGAAAACTCTTCATCGTCAAGGTCTTGAGGAGTAATAGTAGTTCCTCTTGAATAAGCCTTAACGGTTATTTCTGGTTCTTTGATAACCTTAACGGAATCGCCCATATTAGCAATCTCACCGAAGTAATCATTATTAGTGATAGCTTCGACAATAGAACCCTTGCGAAATGCAAGTTGAACTTGTTTGCTGTAAATAATAGGACTAAAATTACCGTTAGGTAAGTTACCATAACCACCGGCTGATGTAAATGCCATTTAAATCTCCTTTAGATTTATTTAGGTTAAGTTTAATTTTAGTCTTTTACTTCAATAAGGACCATTCATAGTTGAGGTTGTACGTAGGATAGCGATTCCTTTGTAGGCTCATATAATTGGGTAATCTCTGAAGTTTGCGTACAAAGGTAACATAAGTGTCCAAGTATGGGGTTATGTTACACTTCTAGTTACATATAGTTATATTCATAAATAACTATTTGTCAACATTCTTTTTTAATTATTATTATCTAGCTGAACCAGATACATCATAAATAAAATTACCTGCTCGTATAGCTTCCATTATTGTGTCAGCTTTTTTTTCATACTCTTTAGCAGACATCTTTTGGACAACAGACTCCAATATCTTTTTACCTGAGTCTGTAGCATCAACTTTTGTTCTTGTAGCTTTTGCACTAACTTCCGATGCAGCACCTTTATCATTCTTAGTCTTAGATGCCTTGCTAATATTTCTATCTGCTTTGTACAAGTCAATTGCTCTAGCTGCTGACCTTGCATCATTGTCATTTTCATATAATGCATCTTGTACCCATTTTGGTTGGTCATCTGCCCATTGATGGAAATCATCACTATCCCTTATCTCATTAAAATCAGGATGAAACTTTAATAATTCAACCTCGGCTCTTTCTTTTTTAGCCGATATGTTCATCTCATCTATTTTCTTTATTCTATCTTCTAGCTCTAAAGATTGCTCTCTAGCTTTCTTCATAGCTATTGTTTCAACAATCTTTGCTACGTCAGGATATTCTGTTGCCCATGCTTCTATGTCTTCATCGGACTTAGGCAACTTCATTTCTTTTTTAGTAGCTTTAGCTAGTTGTTCTTTCATATCGTCTAGCTGTTTTTGAAATTGTTTTTCTTTTTCTTGCGTATGTCTTCTTAAATCTCCGTATCGCTTTTTAAAAGTTTTCTCTTCAGCAGAAGTCGGTTCTTCTTCACTCGTATCTTCCTCTTTGACAATCTCAGTTTCACCTTTTTGCTCTTTAACGAGCCTTTCAAGTTCTTCTTCATCTTTTTTTATTCTCTCTTCTTGAGAATAGGGTTTATTCATAAATGCAACTTTTTTAGGTGTGTTTTCTTCCACCATTACTTTTTCTTGTGCTTGTTCAGCCATTTTCTTCTCCTTGGGGGTTATCGTAGCCATTATATTGGGGGATAAGTAGCCTTATTATATCATATTATAATTATATTGTCAAAATAACATTTTTATGTCCATCCTCCCATACCATCATCACTATAGTCACTAGAAGAATCATCTAATCCACTACCTCCATCATTATCATTATTATTGTTTTCTTGTTCTCGCCTTCTTCTTTCAGCTTCTGCTCTAGCTCTATCCGCCGCTTGACGTTCTTCTTTTTCTCTTTTTTGTCTGTTGGCTTCCTCTTGTCTTGCCTTTTCTTCTATAGCAGCTTGTCTATCGGACTCTTCTCTTGCTGCTTTTTCATCTCTTTCTCTTTGCTCTCTTGCTTCTTGTTCTTTCCTTGCTGTATCGTCTTGTTTTGGAGCATTTCCCGGATTGCCTTCACTATCAGTGAAGTTTACAGTTGTACCATCAAAATGCGTAAATGTACCATTGACATTAACACTATAGCTTGTTCCATTAGGATTTTTTCTAATCTCTTTAACACCACCGTTAGCTTCTATTTTAGATATTGCTTCATTAGTAAAATTTAATTTATTTAGTTCTTCTGTTGTTTTATCTTCATCACCTAATGGGTCACCTGTTAATGTATCATCCAAATCTTTTTCGGCTTGTATCTTAGATGCTAGAGAATCTTTAGCTAAAGAACTAATACTTGAAAAAAGATTAGATAACCCTTTCTGTTTATTTGTTACTTCAAACATATTAGGTTCAGGAGTAGTTTTACCAAAATTCCTAATACTATCCATGATGCCTTTTGCTTTTTCTGTGAAACTTTTTTGTTCTGCTTCATTAAAAGAATAAGTTGAATAAGGTTTACCTACACTAGCATAATAAATATCTTTTCCAAAATCTAATGCCACCCTACCTTGTTTAGCCAATGCTTCTTTTGCTTCGATTGACCAATCATTTATATTAGAAACTTTAGTTAAACCATATTCTTTTTGTATTTGAAGAGCAGCTTGATGAAATGCTGTTGCTTGTGTTTTTCCTAGTTCTGCTTTTGAAACTGAGCCTTGAGCAGTAAATCCCCCTGTATAAGGTGCTAATGCTGTACCCGCAGCGGATGCAAAAGTAGCAAATGGACTACTAGTTAAGACACTAAACATACTAAATTGAGATTTACTAAAATCATTTAATACATCTCGCAAGTTATCATCTAAAGCAAATCTGTCTGTAGATGAATAGTCTATACCACCTTGTTGCACCTCACTCGAACTAGAATTATCATTATTATCATCATAACTATAATTTATAATGGAATCTATTTCTTGTTTAACATCATTTACATCTTTTCTTACTACATCTGCCTTAGAGGTAAATTTTCCTCCATATCTATCTTTGGGTGTGGCATCCAAAAAACTATATGGCATTTTTACTTCAGTAGTCTTTTTTTTTAAGAAATCCGATGTTTTAGGTATATTAGTAACCATACCTCTAGTAGGTACATTTTGTTGCCTAACATTTAATGGTTTCTGTTGAACCATAGTTCTTTGTTGAGGTATAGTATTTATAACAGAATTGTCTTTTTTTAGGTCTGTATTTTCTGTGGTAGGTGTAGTGCCGCCTTCAGCCATTGATACTACCCCACCTTGGTTAAAATTTGATTGGGTGTCCTCTTCCTCAATATCTAGGTCATCCATAGTGAAAGGTATATCATCAGGCAATGTTGCTTCATCAGCATTACCCATCTGACCCATATCTTCCATTCTTTTTAAACCTGCTTTAGCTTCTTGTCTCATCATCATTAGTTTCTCTAATCCTATGAAACGAACTACGTCAGCAGGAAATACAAACTCTCCTTCGCTTAGTTGTGCAGGTATATCATCCCTTACTTCTTCTTTAGTTGAGCCTATTGGAACATCATTGCCTGATACAGGGTCTACTGAACCACCTTCGTCTTTTAGACCACCCTCTTCAAACATTTCCATTTGTTTGGCTAGAGAGCCACCTCTATTAAATTCTTTTGAAGTGGCTACTGCTTCAAGTTCAGGTCCTGTCAGATTTCTTTTATTCATTATATCTTCAGGTGTACGCCCTCTACGATATAATTCAGTCATAAGCTCATCTCTAGGTAGATTAGCTAACTGCGTATCAGGAACTCCAACTTGAGATTGCTTCTCTTCTTTTACTATATCTTTATTGATTATATCAGGCTTTGCTTTAGGCATCTGTGCCTTTGTCAAATCCTTATCCTTTTTTTTCTTCGCCATTTACCTCTTCCCTTAAAAGTTTAAGTCTTTTGAGAATAGCCACTGCTCCTTGTGACCTATATACAAGAACATCACTATCTGTTTGTTCTAGTATCTTATGTTGATTATCTATTAAAGAATCTAAATAATCATTGAAGTGGTTTAGGAGCTTGTGGTTGTTCACCAGCGGCTTGATTTGCTGTAGCACCTGCTTGTCCGTCATTTCCTGTAAATCCTTGTTCTCCCGGAATTGGAGCTTGTCCAGTTCCTATGTTTCCACCACCTGAACCTGTAGGGTCTAATGGATTCGCACCTGCGGGAGGTTGTCCTTGAGGTGGTGTTCCTCCAGCTTGAGGAGGTCCTTGAAAGCCTTTAAGTAATTCAGCTTGTAGCATAGCTTCATCCATATTATTAGTAACCTTGTCAGGGTCTAAATCCATAGATTTTGCAATCTCTCTAATTATGTAATTAAATTTAGCAAAAGGTGCAAGTGCAGGATTAGATGCAGTTTGTAAGAAAGACATTAATCTTTGGCTACGTACTTCATTAGCCATTAGACTTTCTGTTCCACGTGCAACAACTTCTAAATCACCTTTAATATTCTTATCAAAGTTAAACTGCATATTAAATCTAAATAAACCTTCACCTAAAGGTCTAAGTAAATAGTCATCTATATTCTTTACAACAGTTTTGATACTGCCACTAGCAGCATTCATAAGCATAGATATACCACTAGCTGTTCTGCCTACTCCTGATACACCTGTTTGCCCATGAGCAAATGATGGCATACCCGTACTTTCATCAGCTAGTTGTCTAGCTTTATCAAATAGCTGTAGGTTCTCACCTGATACATTAGGAAACTTAGTGCCAAATATAGCTTGACCCGGAGCACCACCTTGCCTTCTAAATACTTTTCCCGGATATACAGATAAGTCTTGTCCCGGAACTAGGTTAGTTTCATCGACCTCTATAAGTAGATTACCTGATAGTACAGCATTATCAACAGCCATTCTCATAAAACCATTCATAAGAGTTTGGGTATCATCCATGTTCTCTGCAATACCAACACCAAAGAATGAATATGGATTCAATTCATATGGAGCTGCCATGTAAGGTATGGTAGAAGGTTTAAAAGGATTAAGAACCATTCTTAATAGTTTACCGTTGCATATCCATATATTAGTTTGTAATTCATCTTGGTCTTCAAGCTCTTTTGGAATATCAACATTATTATCAAGAAGCATCTGCACATCACAATTACCCCAATACTCTAGTACCTCAAATCTATCAACTCCATAATCTGCCGCATAATCAGATAAGTCATCTTCCCAATATTTCTTATCATAATTTTCTCCTTCTGCAATTACTTCATCAATTACATTATCACGAAAATAAGGTCTTTTCTTTAATGCACGTAATTGTGTTCTTGACATCTTATGTCTTTCAATAACAAACTGTGCTTCATCCATATTGGCAGCATCAGGGTCAGGAAAAAAATTCCAAACCGACACATGTGAAGTAGAAGCTATAGTTTTAAATATAGGACTATAGTTACCCTCATCATCCCAATTAGGATATTCTTTATCTACAGCAAAAGGACCTTTCATTACTCCTGTTCCAAATAATGCCATCTCAAATACTGTGCTTCTTAATTGTTTATTAGCACCTGACTCTTGAAGTTGGTCCATTATCTTCTTTTCCATGTTCTTAGCAGCAATCATGGCAGGACTAAATGTAACAGAAGTAGGTGATTGTCCTACCCCTTCTTCCAAACCTTCAACTTCTCCCAACTTTTCTTCAAGAGGTCCAAGCATTTCTTGTAGACTTTTTTCGGTAGCTCCTGCAGGTAGTTCCTTACCGTCACCTTGAAAACCATAAGGCGAAGACAAAGACGTTTCCCCTTTAAGCTGTTCAGGCTTTTTGGGGTCAAACGACACATCGGAGACCACACCTTCTGGTAGAACCGTTGGCTCAACACTAATAGGAAACTTGTGACCTGCAAATAATACATCAACCATTTGTCCATATGCAGCCAATGTTTTAGTTTTTGTAACTTTGATAAATACTCTTGACTTTTCTGCTTCAGTAAATTGAACATCACTTCCGTATAACCCCCTATAGTTTCTATAAGACCTTAACCATCGTTCCTCATCATTATTACGATAATCTTCGGCACGTTGATATCTATCCATGATAAAAGGGATAATGTTTGTTACATCAACATCAGTAACACTTGTTTCTTCACTATCCTCTAATGCAATAGATTCTTCGTCTAACATAATTTCTTCTTCAGCCATGTTTTATTCCTTTAATATCCAAATGTTGAATCGGCTACTGGCATACTGCTACTAGGTCTCCCCATTGGGTCGTAGTCAAATATACTAAATCTAGGTCTTGACATTATACCATATCTTAATGCATCATACAAGTGGTCTTCTGCTCTTGTGTCCACATCTTCTGGATTCTTTTTATCCAATGGTAATGCAGGTAATTGTGATATCATATTAGTACAATTATTAAAAAACACTAGTCTTGGTTCTTCTGTAAACTCATCTACTTGTAAACGTCTGTGTATTTCATTCTTACCTGATACACGACTGCCTTTACTTCTATCTGAAGGTCTCCAACGACATCCCTTCATAATCATCTGTTCAGCAAGAGAAGGACCAGTATCACCACGTTTATGCCAAAGAGAGCTATCCAAAACCCCATACTTAATATTTCCATCA